AGGAAGACCTGGCGGGTGTCGTAGCACTTCTCCAGATCCTTGCCGATGAAGGTTGCACGGTTGGCGACCAGATCCTGCGGATTGGTGCCCATGCGGAAAACGGCCATGTGAAACTTGGGCAGGAAGCCGGCTTTCTCGCCAAACAGCAGCGACAACAAGCCACCGACGAAGGGCACGCGCACCTTGTCGAAGCGGGTATGGCGTACGGTCTGCTCAATAAACGACTCACGCACCTGCTTATCGATCTGCGCGACGTTCTGCATGATGTACCAGGTGTCCCACCCGTACTTTCGGCCGTGCGCGAAGAAGTCGAGCACATCAGCACGTCCCTTGTCGGCAAAGGTCCGGGTGTTCAACCAGGTCCCGAGCTCATCGAGAAAAAGCCCGCCGTTGTTGTCCTCCTCATAGCTCTCCGGATTGCCATGACCAATGGACACGAGATCGAGCGCTGAAGGCTTGTCAGGCACGCGGACATAGGTTGCCTTGGACTGATCGCCAAACATCGCCCTGAGGTCAATGTCCAGGTTCGTAGCCACCCTGCGTTTGTGAGACAGGTAGCGATCACGGATCAGACGAACGGCGTTCTTACTCTTGCCGGTGCCCTTCTTGCCGGTCAACGCGTAGTCAGTCATTTCGAGAAACTCTCAATGCCCACGCGCTGGATACGCCAAACGGACGTGCCGATCCACACCGAAGCCACACAAGCAATCACCGCACTCGCGTTGCCCGGGATGAACATGCCCAGGCCGACCCAGAACATGCGAATCCAGTTGCCAGGACCGCCACCGACGCCGATGGCCCCCGTCATCATCGAAAAGAGCGAAGAGCAGCACACGAACACCGAGGCAAAGAACACGGCTGCAACCGCAATCCACGTTGTGTAGGCCGCGATCTTGAGCGCGGTCGTATAGGCCATCTGCGTGGCGAGCAGGGTAGCAAGACCACTCGCCAGGGACCCTATGAATGCAGCAAGCAACGGCATCAGATGCTCCTTTTAACCATACCGAGGCACAAGAACAGGCCGCCAGCGGCCCACAGGAAGCCCATCAAGGCCCTACCGCCATCGACCACGCCGCAGGCGTCGATCTTCAATCCGTTGAACGCTGGCGGTAGCTCTGTGGGCTCGCACGCCGCAATGGGAGGTGACCACAACATGGAACGCACAGGTTCGAGAAAGCCCTTGTCGGCAGTGCCTGAAGCCTTGGCCAGTTGCTCGTCGTTCTTGCCCTTGGTTTCGTCCATCTTGGCATTGGCAGTCTCGTAAGTAGTACCAACACCAGACGGGACGCCCTTCTCATCGACCTTAACATTGCATGTCGGCTCACCAGGGCCACCACAAGGCTTATGAGGTTCATCGCCCGTGCCAGAACTACCAGCACCGGAGCCGGATGCAGTGCCACCAGCACCACCACCCTTGCCACCTGTCGCAGCACCAGCAGGGCCGCCAGCAGGACCACCATTGCCCGTGCTGGGAGTACGGCCCGCACTGCCAGTTCCAGAGCCCTCACCAGACGGCGGCTTAGCACCCGCAGGAGGATTACCCGCAATCGGCGTCGCGCCAGGTGCAGAACCCAACGGCGTAGGCGTGATCGGCTTGGCGGCAGTACCCACGCACACGGGCTTTCCGTTACCCAAGTCACCTACTGACCCCGGACAATCGGGAGGCGGAATGTCTTTCTTCGCCCCAGCGTCAGCCGTCCCCATCGTGCACTCTCTACCTAGACCCAAGCTCGGGTAATCGACCGACCGCCTGTAAAGGCCATTGGCCGTTGGAGACTGGCTCACGTATGGCTGTACACCGGGCCCGCTGGTCTGCAAAGACACAGCACATCCGCTGTCGCACACCTCACCACTGGCCGGCGGCGACATGATTGGCCCCACAGCCGACCTATCGCCCTCATCCGGCGTCCGCGTGTAGCCCTCGGTCCAACTCAGCACACCGACCACACCAGTTTTCGACGTACAAGAGTTTGGAGCCTGACAGATGTTCCCCGGGTCCGTCTGAGTAGCTGTACCGTCCGGTTTGAGATACCACTTTTGAACAGTGACCCCAATACCAGACTGCTCCCACGTGGACCCGTTCCAACGTCCACACACAGAAGTCGCACCCTCGCCCACCAGAGAGTAAGCCGGTGCACCCGCAGCAAGCGGATACACCGAGTTCCCCCATGAACACACCGCCGAAAGGTTCTCCACCGAACGACCAGGAACGACTACATAGCCCGACTTCTGACCATGCGTGCCACGGTACTCGACCTGACACGCCGACTGCGCCCAAGCAGCCCCGAAAAAGCAGAAAGAGAGCAAGGCAATGAACCAACGACGAAGCGCTACCACACCTGACTCCCGCACGTACCGATGACCGTGCCGCAAGCCCGAATACGATCTTTGAACGGATCGCCGGGCCGGTTGGTGGAAGCACAAGCCACGAGGGCCAAGGCCAAAAAAACAAGCGCAATGCGGTCCATAGTGGCTCCAGACGTTTACCACTGCACACCCCGAAGGGTGCACAGCAGAAAAGGCCCGAAGATCAGGCAGCACCGCGACTGCGTTTGATCCACTTCACGCCGATCAAGATGCCGACCGACACGGCAGCGAGGCCCCACATGCCGGGACCGAAACCGGTGTTGTTCGCTGCGGCCTGCTGGAAACCTTCCAGCGCAGTACCCGGATCGGCCGCCAGGGCAGCAGCACTGGCACCCAGACCAGCAGCAGCGGCAGCGGCCTTCTTGGCGAATTGCGAACGGAATTGCTTGTTCATGTCTAACTCCTCTGTTGAACTGGTGGTCCCGAAAAGTCGGGGTTGCACCCGCAAGCCCACCGCCGAGGCAATGGGCTAGCAGTTGAAACCTCAAGCTGCGTAGAGGGTGTTCTTGATCTGCCGCATCTGCCAGCCGCAGACGAAGCCAAGCATCCAGACACCGAACATGGCGGAGACGATTCCGGTCATTGCTTGCAGTCCTCTTTGCACTGGGTCATCGCAGGCATGACAGCCGTGACGTCTGGCCCAGGGTTGAACGGGTTCTTGATGGTGCGTGCCCACGAATAGACGCCCCAGCAGACGCCGAGGAACACGACCCAAGCGATGATGCGTGTGGTCATTGCTGGTGCCCTCCGATGTAGCCGAGCGCGAAGATGACGACGGTTCCGACACCGTAGATGGCACTAATGAGTGCATCGAGTTGATCTGCTGTCATGCGTTGCTCTCAGTGATACGTAGGCTGGTCATCGGGTCGTGACCACCACGAGAACGGGCCTGCCGCATCGAGAGCCCGTGGGGTAGTCCGCACTCGCATAAAGCTTGAAAAGCCGCCGCCTGTTGGTGCGAATTCAGACGCGAGAAACTCTCCGGTCTGAGCATTGAGATAGCCGCCTCCCTCCGCAGGTCGGAAGCGGTCTTGCACCGAAGCATTGCCCTGCACATAAGCAGGCCACAGCACCCAGCGCTTGAAAGCAGCACCAGCTTTGTCAAGGCCACCGACACCAGAGATTCGAGCACCACGGGGGAACCCTCCGATTGATTTGCTTTCGAGCTTGCTGGCGTACTTCATGAGGTAGCCGATGGGCTGAGTTGCCTTCTTGGTGTTGGATGCGCCATGGGGCCACCACGCGGCCTGATAGACGCCCTTCACCTTGCGGCGACGATCTGCATACGGCATGGAAACGCCGTCAGGCAGGAAGAAGATGCAGTGGTAGTGCAGGACGCCACGGCCGATGCCGTCAGCACGCTTGCTGCCGTCCTGAATCTCGGCAACCCACACGTAGCGCAGGCGCTGGCCCGGGCAACGGTCCTTGAACCACTCGCGCACCTTGCGGATGTAGTCGGAGACGTGGCGCGGCTTCCACAGGGTCTGGCCGGTGCCGCCGTCCTTCTTGTCGGCGTACGTGAGTGTGACCATCACGTTATTCGTCGGCGGTGCCTCGACCAGATTCATCAGGCACTTGGCACCAACGCCGATGGCCTTGCGAAGCCGGGTGACCCGGGCTTGCGCCCGGTCGATGGTTATGCACTGCTCTGCCCACCGCAGAGCGGTAGGAAGCACTGCAAAACCACTTGTTGATACTGAGACAAGCCCGCGCGCTGCGCGCGCTTCTGCAGCCTCCGCATCGCGTGCGAACTGACGCTGCGAAAACGCGCGCAGTGCATCCATCGAGGACGCACGCGCGGCATTGACTTCAGCTTGACGAACGCCGAGGTAGCTCATGCGCGCTTCTCTTCCGCCGTGTCCGGCAGCGGGTAATGCACGATCTGCCGAATCGCTCCGCAATGCCGATACCAGCAGCCGAGGCCCCAGGTCAGAACAGCTGGCTTCATAGCGTGGCCTCGATAAGCGCAGCAGCCTGGGCGCGCAGGTTCGCGGCCAGGACACGCTCGTAAGGAGAGAGCGAGCGCTGATCGCCGCCGTCGAGGCCTTCGAGCCAGTAGCGAAGGCGGAGGAAGTTGCGGGCGTAGGCGCTCATTTCCACGACCTCAGTTCGCGGCGCACGTCGATCCACATGCACGCGACGATCACGACGCACGTCAGCGCGTTCACCACGAGCCACGGCCAGGGGGAAACTTCAACGGCGCTCATCACAGGCCCGCCTCTGCTTCGAGGTCGAGCAGCACAGCCAGCACGAAAGCAGCGGCTTCGGCTTGCTCAGCCATCACGGCTTCACGACGCGCAGCGCCAGGCATGCGCAGAACCTCGTAGTACTCCACGCGATCACGGTGGCGCTTGGCCTCCAACAGATGCGAGCGGAGAAGGTTCACAGCCTCAGCACCCTCCGGCTCGAACATGGAGAGTTGAGCCGACGCGTTCACAGCGACTCTCCCGAGAGCGGCACGCCGTTGGCCGTGTAGGTCACATCAATGACGATCTGGCCGTCATCGGCAGAGGCTTCGACGCTGATGCCGTCCATGCCATCTTCCTGCGCCGAACGCAGGAGCGCGAGCAGCGCACCTTCCAGCGTGGCGAGGTGCGCGGCCTGCATCGCTTCACGCGAATGCATGGTGCACCCCTTCAGCTATTGGACTTGGGGGCCGGCGCGACAGCGCGTGCCAGCCTCGGAGCCACCGAGAGCTTTCCCTTGCTGTCCACGTAGATGCTGGAGGGGTGCAGGAGGTAGTCGCCCGGCGCGTAGAACAGCGCTGCGCCGTCCTTGTCCTTGGGCAACGAGATTTCGACTTTCGTCGGGTGTGGATCGGGATTGCCTTCGCGGTCCGAGAGGAACATCCACACGTCCTGAAAAGACATGTCGTAGGGCTTGCCCGTGGCCTTAGCGTTGCCCTGCATACGACGCACCGAGGTGCTGGTAACCGAAACTTTGATCATGGTGGCTCCTGTAAGATTGACTACAACATGTAGTCAGACAGGATTACGCCAATGCCTACACCTTGTAGTCAACTAGGGAAGTACCATAACTTCACCTTGTAGGCATGAATACAACATGTAGGCATGAACTGATATGCAAACCACACTCAACCTGCTAGACACCGCCCTCTCGAAGCAACCCGCACCGTTCTGGACCGAGAAACTGAAGCTCTCGCGCGGCGCATTGCACACGGCAAAAGCTCGCGGCCACCTGAGCCCGGCAATTGCTGGTGCGCTGGCCGAAGAACTCGGCCAAGACCCGAAAGAATGGATCGTGGTGGCGGCCCTCGAATCCGAGCGGGATAGCGCATGCAAAACCCGCATGGTCAAGAAGATGGCCAAGGTTTTGATGTTGTAATTTGTGAGATATGACCTCTCGCTTTCGTCACGTCGCCCTGATCGGCAAATACCAGGCTTCCGGCGCCCGAGCGCAGGCGGATGCGCGCGACGGCGTCATGGAAGGCATCGGCACCTTCCTCGAATCGCAAGGCTGCACGGTGTTCGTCGAGCGCTCGACCTGCGAAGACGACGATGACGGCGCCCCCGCCCATCCGCGCTACGAAGCCTTGAGCGTCGAGGAAATCGGCCAGCGCTGCGACCTCGGCCTGGTGGTCGGCGGCGACGGCACCATGCTGGGCATCGGCCGGCAGCTTGCCAGCTACGGCATTCCGCTGATCGGCATCAACCGCGGCCGGCTCGGCTTCATCACCGACATTCCGCTCGACAACTACCAGGCCACGCTGATCCCGATGCTGGCCGGCGAGTACGAGGAAGACCACCGCAGCCTGATGCATGCGCAGGTCGTGCGCGACGGCGCCTCGGTGTTCGACGCGCTTGCGATGAACGACGTGGTCGTGAACCGCGGCGCCACTTCCGGCATGGTCGAGCTACGCGTCTCCGTCGGACGGCATTTCGTGGCCAACCAGCGCGCCGACGGCCTGATCATCGCCACGCCCACGGGCTCGACCGCCTATGCGCTGTCGGCCGGCGGGCCGCTGCTGCATCCGGCGGTGCCGGGCTGGGTGCTGGTGCCGATCGCACCCCACACCCTGTCGAACCGCCCCGTGCTGCTGCCCGACGCCGACGAGATCGTCATCGAGCTGGTGGGCGGGCGCGATGCCAGCGCCAATTTCGACATGCAGTCGCTGGCCTCGCTCGCGATCGGCGACCGCGTGGTGGTGCGCCGCTCCGACTTCCGGGTGCGCTTCCTGCACCCGCGCGGCTGGAGCTATTTCGACACGCTGCGCAAGAAACTTCATTGGAACGAAGGGGGCTCCTGAAATGGCGCTGCGACGCATCGCACTGCGCGACTTCGTGATCGTGCGATCACTCGAACTCGACCTGTCCGGCGGCTTCACGGTATTGACCGGTGAGACCGGCGCGGGCAAATCCATCCTGATCGACGCATTGCAGCTGGCGCTGGGCAACCGTGCCGACGCGGGCGCCGTGCGCGAAGGCGCCGAGCGGCTCGACGTGAGCGCCGAATTCGACGCCGACGCAACCCTGGACACGTGGCTCGACGAGGGCGGCTTCGAGCCCGGCGACGCGCTGCTGCTGCGCCGCACCGTCGACCTGCAGGGCCGCAGCCGCGGCTGGATCAACGGCAGCCCGGCCACGGCCACGCAGCTGCGCGAACTCGGCGACCGGCTGCTCGACATCCACGGCCAGCACGCCTGGCAGAGCCTGACGCGGCCCGAAGCCGTGCGCGGCCTGCTCGACGCCTACGCGGGCGTGCGCACCGACGCGCTCGACGCCGCATGGCAGGGCTGGCGGCAGGCTCTTTCGGCGCTCGAACATGCGCGCTCGGCGCAAGACTCGCTGCAGCGCGAACGCGAGCGGCTGCAGTGGCAGATCTCCGAAGTCGCCAAGCTCGCGCCGGGCGCCGACGAGTGGGAAGAGCTGTCGACCAACCACTCGCGCATCTCCAACGCGCAAGCGCTGATCGACGCAGCCCAGGGCGCCAGCCAGGCGCTGGAAGACGACGACAGCGGCGCCCTCTCCGCGCTCTCGCGGGCGGCCACGCTGCTGCAGAACTGCGAGCACATCGAGCCCGAGTTCCGCGCGCTGGGCGAGGTGCTCGCCTCCTGCGTGGCGCAGGCTTCCGACGCGGCCCACACGCTGCACGGCTACCTGCGCAACGCCGACACCGATCCACAAAGCCTGGCCGAGCTGGATGAACGCATGGGCCTGTGGATGTCGCTCGCGCGCCGCTACAAGCGCACACCCGCCGAGCTGCCGGCGCTGCTGGCCGGCTGGCAGGCCGAGCTGCAGGCGCTCGATGCACAAAGCGATCTCGAAGGCCTGGAGCGTGCCGAGCACGGCGCGCAACAGGCCTACCTGAAAGAA